GTGACCATACTTGGTCAGTTTTACTTTGCCCATTTTCCGTTTTGGACTAATTGAGCAATGATACCATAGACTGAAAGGTCTGCGTAGGTATCTTGTAGTGATTCACCAACCTCATCAGGTTGACCTAATACTACGAGTTGTTTTAATCTCTGAACCTTATCGTTCATTCTAAACCACAACCCAGTTAGTGACAATTTTACATCATCTTTTGTCTCCAATGGAGTTCCAACTGAGATATTGCCTGGTCCGTAGTTTCGTTGCTTCTTACAAAAGGTTTCGTACTGCTCCCACATAATTCGTTTGTACTCTTCCATCATTTCAGGATAAGTGTCCTCACAAAATTGTCGTGCGGTAGGTTCTCCATATATTGGTTTCGTTTCTTCACGTACCCACTCTACTTTATTAGTTGCTTCTTTAATTACTTCAGCCATTTCTTTATGTCTTTTTTATCTACACCAAACTTTTGAATAATCTCAATGACTTCATCTTTTGATAAAATCTCAAGATAGTCCTTAACTTCACGTTCTGATACTTCAAAGTATCGTGTCAAGTAACTTAATACCTTATCATTGTACTTGTCACTACCCTTTGCCTTTATATACTTGTCGAATGACTTTTTCTTAGGTAAGACATCCAAGTATAGCTTGTATACATCTTTCGGTGAGAGTTGGCCAATGGTGTATTGTTGTAACTCATTGACCAACTCAAGAAGACCCATATTCATAGATAGAAACCTATTTACCATATATGGTTCGAAACTCTTTTTGTCCATAACTGAAAGGGACTCCCAAGATGTTTTCTTCTCCTTTATTCCCGAAAGGTGTTGGAATAATGTCTTAGCCTTCTTGGGTTGCGACATCTTCGAATAGTTCTTTTGGAGTGAACTTAGGGTGAACTGTACCACAATTGTTACATACCACTACTGGGATAGGAATCATCGATGCCTGGCCATTTGGTGATTGTACTGCTGATACCTCTTTGAACATTTGTAGTTCATCAAAGAAAATACCATCACATTGAGGACACGTTACATTCTTTAGTTTTGTAACATCCAAATTCATTTGTGGAGATTGAGCCGGCTGACCCATCTCTACGATTTTACCTTTTTTCTTAGCCATAACTTACTTGTTTTCTTCTACCGAAGCCTTACGATACTCAGTAACTAATTTCTTCAACTCACCAATTGCTTTTCTAGCTTGGGTAGATGACTTCTTAGTTGTTCCGTTGTGAGACTCAGTAAAGTCTGCAAATAGCTCGGTCATTTGTTCGAATAATTCGTTTGAATTTGCCATAATTTACTTTCCTATTGTTATTAATATATTTAACATCATCGCCATTACATTGATTTCCTTATCAACTACCATTGCGTCTTTGTACTGACCATCTGCGATGTTTAAGATAGTCTGACCCACTTTACCACTTGCGTAGTTATCTACCTCGTCATAAAGAGAACGATACAATGGTGTAAAATCCTTTAATTTTGAATCATTGATGATTTGTCTGATTTCCGTGAATTGTTCTTTGATGTCACCACTCTTTTGTAAAACCTTAATTACATTATCGGTATAATTAGCTTGTACAGTAGATGTGGTATCAATCTTTAACTCACCTTTGACAACTTGACGTTGTGCTGCGTTCAGTACTCTACGAATATCAGGATATCCACTATTCACCAACACGGCAAGGTCTTCGTTGTTAAACGTAACACTTTCTTCATTTAAGATTTGGTGTAAACGTTTAGCTACTTCCTTCTTTGATGGAGGTGCGATAGCAAATGTCTGACATCTTGATTGGATAGGGTCAATGACCTTCTCCACGTAATTACACGTTAATATGAATCGTGTTGATTTACTGAAAGTCTCCATTAAGTTACGGAGTGCTGCTTGTGCGTTTGGTGTCAAATAATCAGATTCATCTAAGATTACAACTTTCCACTTACGGAATCCCATAGATGATGCGAACCCACGAATCTTATCACGAACTGCATCAACCGAGTTTTCATCCGAAGCGTTGATGTACATAACATCACAATCAATTTGGTTTGTAATGATTTTAGCGAGAGTGGTTTTACCAGTACCTGCTACTCCATAAAGTAATAGATGTGGTACATCATCATTCTCGATGTAAATCTTTACCTTCTCAAGGATATGGTCGTTACCTACATAACCTTCTAATGTGTCTGGTCGATACTTCTCAACCCATAGTGAATTACTCATCGTCCTACTTCTTTTAAGTATTGTTTTTTTGCTTCTTCCCAAGACATACCAATGATGTCAAGATAAAATAATGGTTCTGGTTTAATGCGACCCTCATCAAATAGTTTAGAGTATCGTTTAATAGCCTTCTTCTTCCACCACCTCATAGTGTAATCGTCACCTTCCTCAAACTTCTTCTTTAGTTTCAATTCACTTTCGTCAATCTCATTACGAAGAAACTCATTTCCATTATCATACAACATAGCGAAGTATACACCTCGTTTGAACCCATGCATATAGTGACTTTGTTTAATACCCAATTCTTTGAATATCATTGATAGAATACGTTGCTTTACACCCGATACAGGTCCAGCAATCCCATCTTTCTGAGTTGTATGTCTAGCATACTCGTCTGGTTCGTTTTCCTTTAACCATTGGTGCCATACATCGTAAACCGAATCATCTGGCTTGGTAGCAACTTTACCAGCTGACTCACCCAATGTTTTGAAATGTGGAATACCATTATATTGGGAGTGGATACCATATAGTGAAGTAGTACCTACTGCAATAAGTTCTTGTCCGTACTTTTCTTTCCAATGTTCACGAACGACTGGAGATGTAGTCATACAGGCTACTAACTTACCACCTAAGAAGTTATATCCTAATGGTTGAGTACATACAATAGTACTTGCTATTGTAGTGTGATTCAATCTACCATCTTGGAATTTGTTCTCCTTAGTCCATCCTATATAGTTATCCCTAACCCCCAATGAAGTGACATCAGAACCCAAAGAAACCAACCCCAACATCTTACCACTTACTCGGTCTTTAATGTACATCTTTACATTACGACCTGGATTAGCAGTGAATGACATTGTATGGATTAACTTACGGATTTCAGTCCAACGAGTGGATTCTTTGGAGTCAGTTACAATCTCAACGTATGGGTCAAGGTCCTCAATCTCTTTGATTGTTTGGTCCTTATTCGTAATGTCAGTAGGTGACCATAGTTGGTCAATATACTGAGCCATTGCGGCTTTCCGTTTCATTGAAGTTGGTAAGTCTGAATTCCACTCATCCCACTTTTTGTAAAGCGTCTGCTCTTCTACTGACATTGATGAAAGGTAGTCCATATTCTCAATGAACTTTGCCTTCTCAACATCATAGTCAAACACCGGCTTCGTTGGTTCTGTGTCCCAAAACTGCATATTACTTAATCTCTACTAAATAGTAATTAGACTTGAATCCATCATGCTCAAATGCAACGTGAGCAAGACCTTGTGGTGAAATCTTCAAAGAAGATGACTTAGCACCACGATTAGCACTTAGAATCTCTTTCAAGTACTTAGCTGAGAATGAAATTGGTTCAACATCACTTTCACACGTACACTCGACATTCATAGAGATTCGGTTAGAGTTGATTTTAGAGTAACCTAAAATTACCTCACCTTTGTTTTCTTTACACGTAAATGTAAACGTGTCTGAATCAGACATAGCACCCTTAGCTTTCGTAAAGGTAGCGATGAAATCACCATCCATAGTTACATTAGATGTAAATGGTGGAAGTTGTTTTAGTTCAGGTACTACTGGAATAACTGAAAGGTCAGCCAACATATAGTTTACTGAAGTTTTACCATCAGAGAATACCAATGCAGCCGTACCTTCGGATACATCAACTTGACTACCCAATACACCAAGTAGACCTTTTAATTGAGATGTGGTATAAACCCCATACTCTCCATTTGGAAAGCCAGTCTCTTCACTCTCAACAGTACCCAATAGAGTTTTGTCATCAGAGATGAATGAAACTTGCATTCCGGCGTCAGTAGAATTAACTTTTACTGACTCCACTTCACCACCCAAGTTGTAACGAGAGATGAAACCTTCAATAGAATTCTTTTTCATTGTTATTATTTGTTATTTATTATACTAATATACGAAATTAAATTGGACTATCCAAATTAAAATGAGAAAAATTGTGCTGCAGCAGCAAGGTTAGGATTTGGCTTCTCCCAATTCATTGCTTTGTAGAAGTCATCTAACTTATTGTTCAACTCCTTCTCCCAAATCAAATCGTAGTCAATGTATTGTTCAATGAATGCGTTGATTTCAGGTGGGTCGGAGTGACCAGTAAATCCGGTAGTCTGAAGTCCAAGTGGATTCTTCTTTAGATATACCCACTTAATCTTATCACCATCCTTCATTGGTTCATATTTGTAAGGAGCGTCAAACTTCTTCAATAGTTGGTTGTAAGTAAGTGCAGCCTTTACGTGAGCAGGTGTCCCCTTCATGAACTCACCAAGTGCTTGGTCCTTAAACCTATACTTAGACATATCCTTTACAGCCGAGTTCTTTGCGATATTCACAAATGGCTGGTCAGTCATCCCATCCTTATAGTTTAGGATTTTATCATCCAACTTCTTCTTGTCCTCATCCTTTAGGATATCCATCAGTACAGTAGACATTACCTCTTTGAAGTATACTGGGAATGATGAACGTTTTACATCTAACCCCTTCACATCCAACTTATCACAATCAACGGTATTATCATTGATAATCCATTGAGCGTATCTCTTCTTCGATACCCAAAAACCACCCTTAGCGATAGTCTCTTGTTTGATGTCGAATCGGTGAGTGTCTACGTTGAACAATTTAAATGCCATCATATCATACACATTGTTGATATGTTCCTCAACCTCTTTAGCGACTGATAGAATTGCTGGAATCATTTGTTCATCTGAGTTCTCATCAATTTCAGGATTACGTGCTTTTACAAGCGGTGCTGCCTGATAGAATACGGAATCCGTATCAGTATACACATTGTAATCCGCTTCCTTACCAATATTCTTTGTGTAGTATTGGTTAGCAATCAACTCAGTAGTCTTAATTACAGTCTGACCTGTGATTGTGGTTGCCTCAGCATTATCCACATCATAGAATCGGAATGATGGTAGACCAAGTACCCCATATAAGGAGTTCAACATAATCTTTTGTACCAACTGACGTTGAGAGTAGAACTTGTAAAGTTCATCATTACCTTCCTTACCATACTTCTTCATGAGGTCTTTGTATTCCACACGTTTGTCAAACCAAACATTAAGAATCTCAGGAATCACACCTACCTTATCTCTGCGATATAGAACACCATTAGCAGCAACTGAGTAGTTTGACTTTTCGATAAAGTTCATAAACTTATCCTTAGCTAATGGGGGGAACTCATTACCATCGTCATCGATAATCGAATATGTTTCAATCTTACCCTTCATATGGTCTTCAGCCACATAGTTCTTTAACTTACCAATCTTTGTCTCTGGCGAGATATTGATGGTCATAATGATAGATGGATATAGTGATGTTAAATCCAAATCATATACCCATTTGTAAAGACCAGGTTTAGGTTCTTTTACATATGCGCCGGTAAACTTACCTTCAGCCTCAGTTCCATCATCATTACGTGCTCTTCGTCTTGGTTTGTTTGGAGCAACACGACCACTCCTACGTAGGAATGTTAACATTGCACCCTCTAACCACTTTGATGAGAATAAGAAGTCTTCATAGAATACGTGACCTGCGTGACATATTGCTCTGGCCAAATCAATGAATTGAAGTTTCTTATCCATATCAACAACCAATTCAACATCCACCAAGTTATACTCAATAAACGTTTCCAAGTCATCTCTGAACAATTGGTCAAGGTTTCCCTCATACTCAATCTTACCTCTACCCAATTCTAACTTAGCGATAGTGTCTAATCGGTAGTTTGGATATTCAGTATATGTAAAGTTCTTAAATAAAGCGATGTAGTCCAATGCAGACACACCAGCAATCAAATAACGATTACGATACTTATTCCAATGAACTTTACCAATAGGTGATAGTTGGTTTGCCATAGACTCACCCAACACTCTCTTCATTCGGTTGTATAGATACGTGACATCAAAGAAGTCAATGTTCCAACCAGTAATAATAGTTGGATTGATTTCTTTCCATTTGTTTAGGAATGCAACTAACATACCCTCTTCAGTATCAAACGATTCTACCGTAGCACCTTTGATGGTCTTATTAATCTTCTCACCTTTGTTTACAACATATACAAAGTAATCACCACTAACCGAATCATGACCTGCGACTGAGGTCATAGCATTCTTAGCTTCATTTGTATCGGGTAGACCACTATTCATCTCTACCTCAATATCAAAGGTAAGTACAGTGTGTCCAGTCGATACCTCATCTGAATCACCATATTGGTCAATCAGAAATCGTGTCATCTCGTTTACATCACTTTCATACAATTGAAGACCATCGTCTTGCTTCCAAAAGTTGATTTTCTTTAACCTCTCTCCATGAATAGAAGTATGAGCACCATTCCCATCTCTAACGTAAGCATATCTACGGTATTTAGATGTGAAGTAACCTTTCTCATCATCCCAACAATGGATAAGGTTGTTTTCTTTTTCGAAGTATACATTTTGATACATTAATCAGTCAATTGTTTATGTAGTTCTTTAATCATTATATCTTCATTCAAAGATAGTTCCGTTGCTCTCTGAAGTGACATATTGTCTCGTTCTTGTCTGAATGTGTCATCATCCAAGATATTATCTAAGTGTTGAAAGAATTCCTTCTTTGTTTTAAAGAACATCCCATCAGTATCAATTTCATGATAACAATCAGAATCGTGCCATATCATAGGTGTACCATTCATCATACAATCAGTACCACTTACCGACCACCCATAGTTGGTTTGTTTCATCTGAACACCTACCTTACAATTTTGAAGTCGTTGGTAGTATTCGTGTTTTGGTACTTTCGTGTTATCAATCCAAGCGAATGGTATCTTACCACTTAATTGTGGAATCCATACCGTAAAGTCTTGTCGCTGATTACGATACTCTTCCATCAGCTCAATAAACTTTGGATACCCCTTGTATGCGGCTGGTCTATGATTGAATACTATGATGTTATCTTTACTATCCTTTACCTCAGTCACGATTTTGTCTTGTGGTACACCTAAGTTCCACACTGTTAAAATATCATCCAACTTACTAACAAAGTCTTCATTGAACATCAATCTAGCCTCATCAAGGACTCGGTTCTTTTGGTCTTGGGTATTTAGGTAACACGTATCCATCTGAGAGATACCCATTAGTTCAACTGGTAACCATAACCACTTAGCCTTACCATCTCGTCTATCCACACCATTACAAGGTAGATACTTTGAACCTTCAAACCAATGTGAATATCCAATTATCTTAGTACCCCACCTAGCATACCTACCCACTTGAGGCCAATCTGGTAAATGAGAGTATATTACATCATACTCAACATCTTTTAACACTTTGATTAAATCTACCGAGGGGAATGAACGTTGATTCATCATATCACCTGGAATGTGAATCTCAATCTGCTTTACATTTGGTAGATTTAGTTTCTTGGTAACCTTACCTTTTGGTACTAATACATTCCAATAGTATTCACCACAATTATCCAATGCCTTGATATGATTATGTATCACATCAATAAACGAGTCTTTCTCAATATTAGATGAATTTGTAATATTCGGGATTACCAATACTTTCCTAGCATTTTTGTAATCTACTGATTCCCAAAAACTCATTAATATTTACTTAATTGTAATTCAACCTTACCATTGTTTTCGAAAACATCACCATAGATAATTCTGAACCCAACATCATCTTTGTGGTTGTTCCAAACATTTGAAATTGGTAATGTGTGGCCACCGATACCAGCTGATTTCCAATCATTAGCATCTAACTTAGTGAATATTAAACACAGTCTCTCAATATGTTCATCATAAGTCATTAAAATATATTGACCTTCTCTAATCCCCATACCACCTTTCCAAGTAGTAGAATTACCCTTAAAGTTAGTAACCTTAATCTCAACCTTATCATCAATATCATTATGATATATATCAGGGTCGGTGGGATGGCCACTAGCACACTTCACATCATGTCCCTCACTTTTTAATAATTCAGCACCAATAGTTTCCAGCAAATGAGAAATGTTACCAGCAATAGTACCTTTTGTAAAGTCCATAACTGGGGGATAGTCTACACCATTGATGTTAACAGTCAAAGCCATCATTTGTTTGATTGTATTAAAAGCTCGATTCACCATATTTGTAAAGAATGAATCTTCATAAATCTCACTCCAATCTCTATTAGGATTATTAGATGCGGTAACCTTAACTTTATTTCTACCTGTGGCTTCTTTCCAAGCAAAATTAACTGCCATTTCACCAGAATCACATTTTTGTAACAATTCAGGTTTGTTGTTTTTGATATCAATCAACTCTTTTATAGTTTTTCGACTAGTACCCATTTGTTTAAGATGTATATTTTCATCTTTAGCAGGTCGAGCGATACCAAATTCTGTTACATATGCATTATTGAACTCTATAAATTCACTCAGTCTATCTGAATGTGAAACTTCTCGCCTAACATTACTTACGGCTAAATCCACTAAAGTACTAAATGGTTTATCATCACTTGGATATTCCGCATCAGTATATTCACACCATAAATCACAGCCTACGATTTTAGCCGCCTCATATCTAGTATGGCCAGAATCAATCAACCCATCTTTATGGATTAACACAGGTTGGATGTTGGGAACTTTTTTATCAGAAATTCGTTCTTTGTAGGTTTCTGCTATTTCTGCTTGCTTTTTTGATTCCTTCTCTTTGTTACTGTACAAATGAGCATTTTTAGGATTGGGTTTAAGTTGTGATGGGTTAATCATCATCTTACCCTTTTTCTTTTTAACTTCTAACATATTTTTTCATTTAAACATTACTGATTAAGGTACTCCGACCTCAATCATTACCCTACTAATATACGAATAATATTTTAATTATCCAAATTATATTGTTAAAGAATTGTTAAATTTACCAAAAACTTACTTTATTTTCTGGCTCGAATGTTTCGTGTCTGACTACCTCTGATAGGAACTCACTTGCGTCTTTAGGATATGGACTGACTTTGTGTTTGAGTTGTTTAGTCAACTTACGTTTCTCTGATTTGTTCTGACCCAATACTTGGATGTATCGGTGTTTAGCAGACTCCTTCTTTCTCCAAAACTCTTTTATGTTCTCCTTACCCATTTGAGTTTTTAGATGGTCTAAATTATGAGACCCCCAACGTGAGAATACAGTCCGTGAGTGTATCCACTTATGTGGATTATCTTGGATTGATATAGAATAGTTTGGCATCAGTTGAATATCACGACAATCTTGGTATAACCAATTTGTTGCTTGGTAGATACCACCTAAATGTAATTGTTCGGGGTCAGCGTAACTGAGTAACATCTTGATATTAGGAGCATTCTCCTTAATCCATTGGAATGATTGACCCATAGCGTATGACTCGATATTAGACCCATACCCATCGTGTATAAACAATCGTGTCAACTCCAAACATTGGTCTTTCTCTAACCCATCAATAACTGACTTGATTGCTGACCTACCTACTGGATACCCATATACTAAACATCCAATTAGTTGTTCTGAATTACCTAATACGTCTTTCTTATTAGTTTCATAGAATATCCCAAGAGCGTATCTACACATCGTCCAAGCATGAGAATAGTGGTAAGTAACAATCATCTCTTTTGCGGTTGCCTTACCAATCTCACGAATTGTAACACGTGACGTGTCTACGTATGTCTTATTTGCTTCTTTCAATTGGGTCTAATTTGTATATTTCTTCTTTGAATTCCTCATTTTCCGTTGGATAGGGTAATGATGGGTATTTTAGTGACTTCAATATACGACTTTTTTTTGACTTATCCAAAATATAAACGTATCTATGTTTACGTAGTTCTTTTTTAATCCAAAATGGCGTTGATGTCATTTCTTGTATTTTGGTAGGATTGTTAGTACCAAACTTTACGAACGATGTACGTGAATGAGTCCATTCACCACCATCTTCCCATCTAAATAACCACGAATCGTTTGGTCTGATACGATTACCTTGATAAATCCAATTTGTAGACATATAAATTGTTCCCTTATGGCCTACTTTAGGGTCAGAGTATGAGATAAGTGCCTTAATATGTGGAGTATTTTTACGTAACCACTTGAAGGTCTGACCTACAAACCAACTTTCTATATTACACCCATATCCATCAAATACAAATAATCTGGTAAGTTCAAATACCTCAGTTCGGTCAATATGTTCAGAAATAGACGCGCCAGAATGCCTACCTATGGGGTCACCATACGTAGCTACTCCGACTAACTTCTCATTTACACCACTGAAAAACTGATGTTCTTCATCGGATTCATAAAACAAACCCAATGCATAAGATACTTTTGTCCAAATTCCAGCATAATGGTAATTTACTACTATGTCTTTCGCGACTGATTTTGAAATCGGTCTTACTGAAAATTTAGATGGATTAAAATATACCTTACCCTCTACTTTCATTGATAATCATTAAATTCTCCAAAAAGAATATGTGTCCAAGTTTCTCCCCTTACTATTCTACGAATGTTAGCGGGTGATACACCATTGTTTCGAGCCAGTACTTTGGTGTTTCGGTGTCCCACCGCCCATAACTGACGAATAGACTTTACTTGGTCTTCCGTAAGTTTATGTTGTGGGTGTGACTCTCCTCGTAACGCCATCTTAAACCTTCTCATCAAAAGAGATTTCCAATTGACTTTGACTGGCAGTCAAGAATTGTTCAATGTTGGGTTTTGAAAAGTTAGGTCCTTTTAGAACTTTACCATCTTCACGATAGATGGGTTTACCATCTTCACCCAACTTTGACATATTGGAACGATGAACCTCATTGAATACATCCTCGATAATTCCCTGCATCCCGTGAGCAACCATAGTCCCCAAAAGGATGTATAGTTGGTCAGCAAGTGCATCGGTTACCTCGATAATGTCATCTGAATTACAAGCATCTAAATACTCCACCAACTCTTCTTTACCCAAACGATATCTAAGATAGTAGTCATCTGGCTCAATTAATGTAGGCTTTGTATTTCGTGTTTGGTCATATATACTTTGGAAGTCCCAAAGTTGTTGTAACTGATTTTTCATACTATTAATATACGATTTTATTTTTATATATCCTAATTTATTTCAAACCATCTGGAATATTATTCCATAAGTTGATAGCAATAGCACTACGAGTACCACGTGTAACCTCGGTAACTCTATGTGGGTGTTCACCTGCAGGGAATATAATTAATCTATTATGTTTTGCAGCTACTCGTTCTGGTTGTTTATCGGGCCCATTACTGAATATTTCGAGATACCCACCATCAATATCCATTTCTATTGGATAAAACACACTACCTATAATTGGTATTGATAATATTGGTGCGCCTGTATTTATGGTGTCTTGCCAAAGTTTCTCGTCTTTGTCTAAGTGCATATCTAAGGTAGATGGGTGTTGTGTATCTGAGGAGTATCTACCTGTCCAATATTCAAATCCGGTTAGTGTTATAGGATTATACCTTGGAAAGTCCCATGGTGAGTTTCTTATCCATATTTCCTCTATAAGTCTTTCTTTCAAAGACTCAGCAGGTGATGTCCATGGGCCGCCCCACCACATATACTTACCATTCTCATTAAAGAATGATTGGTCGTCCTGTAATTCGTTTAGAAGTGATTCGTCTTTTATAAAATCGTCTACTATAATCATAATTTATTTACCTTATTTAATGCCGAAGCGATTACTTGATGCATATCATAGTATTTGTACTCTGCGAGTCTACCACCAAATATGACTTTATCGTTATCAGCTAGTTGTTTGTATTTTCTATATTTTTCGTTGTTAACATCATCGTTAACTGGATAGAATGGTTCAACACCACGTTTGTATTCCTTTGGGAATTCCATACTAACCCACGATACCTTTTGATTTTGGTCATCAAAGTATTTGTGTTCAAGGATACGAGTAAATGAGACATCATCCGTATAATTCATCACGGCACATCCTTGGTAGTTGTCTGAGTTAATTTTCATAGTATCCCATTCAACTGATTTGTATTCTAAATCACCAAACTCATAGTTAAAGTACTTATCTATTGGACCTGTATAAATTACCTTATCAGCCATTACATCCCACTTGCCCTTTTCGGAAAGATAATCAACACCTAATTTGACATCAATACCATCCAACATTTTTTCAAATATCTGAGTGTATCCACCAATTGGAATACCTTGGTATTTATCGTTGAAATAGTTGTTGTTGTAAGTAAACCGAACTGGAAGTCTCTTTATGATAGAGGGTGGTAACTCAGTAGCAGGTTTTCTCCATTGCTTCTCAGTATACCCCTTTATCAATTTTTCATATATATCCTTACCTACTAATGAAAGTGCTTGTTCTTCAAGATTAGTAACCTTACCATTGAATCTTTGTTCTTCAATCTTTTTCTTTGCTTCGTATGGAGTAGTCACACCCCACATTTGATTGAATGTATTCATGTTGAATGGTAGGGTATAAATCTCACCTTTGTAGTTAGCTACAACACTATGTGCGTATTGTCTGAATTCTGCGAACTGATTTATGTAGTCCCAAACTGACTTATCATTGGTATGAAAAATATGAGCACCATATTTGTGAATATGAACACCATCTCGTTCTTCGGTATACACGTTACCACCAATGTGGTCTCGTTTTTCTAAAACAAGTACACGTTTACCCATCTTGGTGAGTTCATTAGCACATATTGAACCAAAAAACCCAGCACCAACAATAATATAGTCGTACTTAGACATTACTTAATGCGATATTATGTAATTCTTCACAAAGTGTACCAGTATTATAATAAGCCATATTCTCAATAAAGAATGAATAGTCGGGAAATGGATTGATTCTATCAGGATGCATTAGAATGGAAGTTACTTCATACATTAAATTCCACTTTTCTGCTTTTTGGTAGTGGTTTGCTAATGCTAAATAATGTTCATTTCTAACTCCATTAAATTTACCAGCAACGTTTAGATAGAATAACTTATTGGTATCATCACCAATCCAATCATATGCGGATGCTATTAATAAACATGCGTAATACCCCATATCATCAGTCATTAATGGGTAATGTGTATTTTTAAAGTTATGTTTCTGATTAAGATATGCATTAAAGTAGAATATAGAACGTCTAGCATATTCGTCTGAGTGGTCTTTACCAAATGGTAAATTATTGACATCACGAAAACCATCATTATACGACTTACCAATATACCATAAATGATACTCATCTTCCAAAACAAGATTAGTAGGTACTTTGTCTAATTCTAATGTAAGTCCATCGGTAATAAACTTCATAGGAGCTAACCATGTATCACCATCATTAGTAATGATGTGTCTGAATGATTGTGGTAAATTGATTCGTTGAAACTCCTCACCGACTTCGGGTAACCAAATAGTTTCGTGTCTTTTATCGTGTTGAAAAAACCAAGGTAAGTTTGCGTTCCACATCCAAGTACGGAAGTAACGTGAGTTACCGGGGTCTGCTACTATATTCCAAGATTGGACTGAGGTATCATTCAGTAACTCCCAATCAAAGTCGTTATCGATTTGTAATTGTTCGTCAGCATCCATACGTAAAATCCAATCACACCCATGGTCTGCTTTTAAACACTCTTGTAATGTGTGATTACGATTCCAACCAGGATAATCCCACTCTACGTAATAAGTAAATCCAGGAATATTATTAGATTTAAAGAAGTTGTCAATGATTTCCCTTGTATTGTCCTTACCATTACATTGAATTACATAGTAGTCAATGTGATTCACAACTGAATCTAACATACGTTGGATTGTAGCTTCTTCACTACCTACCATAGCATTCAGACATATTTTAGTAGTCTTCATAAACTATACGCTTAAATATTCTGCTTTTTGTTTTACACCAATCATTCGTTTGACCTCTTGACCATTCTCTAATAGAACGACTGTTGGGATACTACGAACGTTGTATTGTTGAGCAGTAGCGGAGTCTTCATCGATGTTTACTTTTTGTACTGGAATTGTGTTACTAACCTCTGACATAATTGGTCCTAGCATTCTACACGGACCACACCAAGGTGCTGAGAAATAAAGATATTGTTTCATATTAACTTTTTTTAATTTACATTCACTTTTGATGGTGAGGGGGGTAGCGAACTCCCCCCACCGGTTTCCGAGAACTATCTCGGTCCTAAGATGTGGTCTTCAAACCACACTTCGGTTACCCATCACATGAGACACAATCTGGATCGGTAGCTCTCATAGCGATATCACCACGAAGTACTGATTCAGTTCTCATATAATATAGGGTTTTGATTCCTTCCTTCCAAGCTTCCATATGGACTTGATTAATCCACTTAGGACTTGCTTGAGATGGAAATGCAAGATTTAGGGAAACTGCTTGGTCGACATATTGCTGTCTGATACCTGCTTGTTTTACTAATTCTAACTGATTGATTTCTTTGAATGTTTTAAATACATCCTTCATCCAATCAACTTGCTTGTTGTCGATATCAGATTGGTCGATACTTTCTTTATATGTAAGTTTACCATTGACGTATCCCCAATTGTCCAACTCATTCAAGTCTTGGACTGAACCACCATCTTCAAGTATTTTACCCCAAGTATCTTTGTTGTTGATACCAACTTTACGTAGCGCTCTCTCCAACTCTTGATTCTTACGAATAAATGTACCCTTTGCGGTTTGTTCAGTAAATACGTTTGCAGCCCATGGTTCGATACCGGCAGAAACGTTACCACTTAACTTAGAGTTAGATACCGTTGGAGCGATAGCTCTCAAGTGAGTATTTCTCAACCCACTACCAACACACCATAAAGGTTCTCCGTACTCATTAGCCAAATCTCTCGATGCTCTCTCAGACTCAATTTTGATTTGAGAGAATATCTTACGAGTTTCGAATTGAGCAGGTAGTCCTTCGAATGACATACCCTTTTGTTGTAAGTATGTGTGCCATCCAAGAACACCAAGTCCTAAAGCACGGCCCTTTTCAGCAGAACGTACTGAGTTCTCGAAACCTCTCATATTCTTTGCTCTCTGAATAAACTCTTCGAGTACACCATCCAAGAACCACGTTGCAGTATAGATTAAATCAGTATGTTTCCACTCATCATACTTAGATAAGTTTAGTGATGATAAACAACATACAAAGGAGTGTGACTCATCAGTATGTAGGGTGATTTCAGAACATATGTTAGTCATATGAACCTTCAATCCGTTGTTCTTGTACATCTCTGGGTTTTGTTTGTTTACATTACCCTTATACATTACATATGGTTGACCAGTTGCTTTACGTTTCTGAAGTACCTTGCCCCATTTACTACGTGCTTCGGGATTACCATCTTCCAACTTTCTCATAAACTTATCACCAACGATTACACATTGATTTAAGTTCAAACATTGACGATTTACATCACCTTTTGGTTCACGGATTTCAATCCACTCATCAAAGTCATCGTGTTCAATGTTTAGATTCACCGATGCAGCACCTCTACGTACAGCTCCTTGGTTTGTTGCAAGGATTGTAGAGTCGTAAATCTTAGCGAATGGTACTACACCATCGGATGTTCCATTTTGAGTGATTTTAGTACCGGCTGGTCTAATCATATTGATACCAACACCTACTCCACCACCATGTTTAGCAAGTAACATCAATTCAAGATTCTTTGACCCAATCTCTTGGATGGAGTCACCTACATCAATACCGAAACAACTGATTGGTAGTCCTCTATCAGTACCAGTATTTGAAAGTACAGGTGATGCTAGATTTAACCAACCCTTCCATATGTAATCAAAAAACTTTGACGCCATTTGTGGTTTGTCAAGTCTACGTGCTACTGCCGTAGCAACTCTCCAATAAGCATCCTTTGGTTTTTCACCTGATAGTAGATACCCTTTGGATATAGTCTTAACATATATTTCAGTATTTGCCCATGTTGGGAAGTCTACTCCGAGCTCCCAACCTAATTCTTCTCCGTAATTCTTCATAACTTATTAAAATATATCGTCCCAATCTTCACCTTCATTTGCCTTACTATAATCAGTAGGTCTCAATGCGAAGAAGTCCGTGTGTGTATGTCCACCAGTTAAGTGGTAGAACCATTCCAATTGTGCTGCTGAGTCCTCATCATATGTAAACGATGATTCGTAACCCAATTCATTTAATTTTTCATTTAGTCGTTGATTGATGAAGTTTTTTAGGTCCTCTTTTTTAAGATTCTCCAAATCACCCATTTCAAACATCTTATCAATGTATTTGTGTTCTAATGACTGAATTAATTCTGCAGCCTCTTTAATAGAGTCTTTACAATCATCCATCAGTTCAGGATACTCGTTACACATATGTTTGAACAACTGACACCCCATTCTTGAGTGTAATGACTCATCTCTTACAGACCACTTCATTTGTTGACCAATACCCTTTAACTTGTTTCTCATTTGGAATGAGTAAAGTACTGCGAATGAAGAGTAAAGTGCGACTCCTTCAGTAAATGCCGAGAATATAGCGAGTGAACGAGCAACTTCCTTACGAGCTTCTGAATTATTCTTCAAATCTTCGTGAGTGTAATTGTTTGTAACTTCAGCTAAGTTCTCAAAACGTTCAGCAGTAGCAGGTTCGTGTAAGAATGCCTCAAAGTCTTCCAACCCAAGTGACTCATTCAAATATGAATATGCAGTTGCATGAATGGTCTCTTGTGAACCGAACATCATAGCCATTTGCTTAATCTCGTGCTTTGGAAACCAATTAGTGACCATAGTAGTCCAATAATCAGATACAGCACATTCCGTTTGTGCAAATCCAAGTAGGATATTACCCACTAAGTTCTTTTCTTCGGCGGTTAGATTTTCATTCCAATCCTTAATATCACCTTGCATTGGTATTTCGGTATGTAACCAAAATGCTTGTGCTTGTTTCAACCAACCTTCGGTGTAATATTCTGGATATTCAAATGGTTTGAATGGTATACGATTGTCAAATAGACCCATACGGATTCCTTGTTAAATTGTTAGACATTATGTTTATTGGGGTGGTAATATATAGTCTCTAAAAACCAATATCACCACTCATTTCTTTATATTTTTGTGCCAATTCTTTTCTTACTAAACTCTCCCCACCTTTCATGTCCTTTTTGGTTTGTTGACCATTAATGGAATCTTCATTATAGATGTGAATTTGTCCAGTTGAAAAGTTTGCTTTAGATGGGAACGTCATACCATCAGGTCCAAAACGATTCTTAATTACGTGCCATCTACCAGTTCCTGCGAGTTTATCTTCAATCTTACGAGATAATGATACCACAAAATCAGCAGTCATCATCTTGGAGAATGACCCAGCAATCTTAGTACCTGTAATGATGTCATCTTCTGCACCACTTCTATTAATCTGAGATGCCGTAAAGACTGGAACTTCATACTCACCTGCCATACCTCTAAGGTCTTCGATGATTTCTTCCAACTCTTCGTGTCGTTTCTCTTTCGTAGGACCTTTCAACAAGTCAGCATAATCAACGATAACCACATCTGGTTTTTTACCTTGAAGAGTCATTCTATCCATATGTGCCTTAATTGACGTTACACCGGCAGTTTTAGTTGGATAATGTTTGATTACCAAGTCACCCTTCACATTGTTAATTGCTTTCTCGACATCTTCCATATTATACTTTAGATTAGCGACTGCAACACCACTTAAAACAGCATCATACCTCTGACCAGTATAACCTTCATTCAATTCAAGGGTGTAGTGAGCAACTGTTTTACCTGCTTTCATAGCATTAACACCAATGTTTACCAATGCCCATGACTTACCAATTCCAGGAGGTGCTGCAAATAGAATAAGTTCACCTTTACCAAATCCACCTTGAGTAATCTCATCAACAACATCCCACCCAGTAGATACAACATTACGAACTGAATCTTCATATCGTTCAGCTATCATTACTTTGTAATCATGACCTATATCCGAATCTTGACCTGCTTTCATTGCAGTATCAATGTTCTTTTTTATAGTGTCATACTTACCATCTTCTAATAAGGTTACTGAATCTAAGATTGCGTTCTTAATAGATTGATTTTTACAAAAGTCAAGTACCTGCTCTTTTACATAAGGTAAGTCATCGGTTTGTAAATGATTCCAAGCGAATTTTAGTGTATCAACTACTGAAGTCTTTAGGACATCTCTCTCAATCGTGTTTATCTTTACTTTAAGGACATCCAACGTTGGCATTGTCCCATAGTCATCGAAATACTTTAAAGTGGTCTTAACTAACCACTCGGATGATTCCGAATCAAAGTACTCTGGTTTTAATATATCATAGATTTGACGAGTGAATGCCCTATCTGATATGATAGCAGAGATTACTTTATTCTGAAATGATGTACTAAACTTACTTCCTAACTTCTCCATATACCTACTAATATACGACTTTATTTTTAACTATCCAAACTTAATTTAACAAAAGTGGTTCTTTATAGATATAACCCTCACTTTTACGTTTAATATGCTTTGGAAATGGATACTCTATAATTTGTTTATATAGACCATCTTGATAAACAAAACTACTAAGGTCCTGATATTCACCATCTCTAGCAAATATATTACTCAATCTCCAACATTCATGACTTTCAGGCCCAAGTTGGTTTTTTGAATATAAATCAACTCTCCATAACTTTTGTTGGAAGTGTACGTCTGGAAATAATCTAAGGTCATATCCAATGTCTATTAGTGTTTCAAATATTTCTTTAAGTTTGTATGGGTTATATTCCCCTACTATTGCAAAATCAATATCCCATGATATCCATTCTTCAAGAACACCACCAATAACATATAACTTGTATTCTGAAACATACTTGGATTCAGATAATACCCTACTTACAAGAGTCCTAAACAATGGGTGTTGTGGTCCACCTACCGCGTACCAACCCCTTTGTTTTCGCGTGTGATATTCGACATCACCATCCCAAAAATCAGTTCTTAAATCAGGATGCATTCGAATGATTCTTTAGGAATCCATCCAAAAGACTAAACGAGTTACGTAACCAAGAATCTACGTTTGAGAATGCAGTATATAACTTATCATACATAAACATTTTCTTAAATTCAGGAATATCCAATGTAGCCTCTTGTTCATCCATAATCTCTCTAACCTTCGATTTGATTGAAGATGAGATTTCAGGGTCTTTAAGTTGCATTAGATTGTAATTCATTTCGAGAGTTGTCACATTTTCAATCAACTTTTGTGACAATTTATCATCACACTCAGTTTTGATTTTAGATATGAATGTGTCCATTTCAAGAACCTCATCATTTAGGAATGCCATCTTATTAAGAATGGTTTTAGGACCAACACCCCTGACACCCTCAATGTTATCGGATTTATCACCCTCAATCATACGATAAAATACAAGATTTTGTGGTTTAACACCATAATCTTTCATTACAAGCTCTTCATCATACATTTTCTTCTTAGTAGGGGCCCATACCTTAATTCGGTGGTTTACCAATTGTAAAAAGTCTTTGTCTGATGAGATGATTGTAACGTTTTTCTTAAAGTAGTGATTTGCGAGATATGCCATGATATCATCTGCCTCAACATAATCAATATAGGTAAGAGAGATAGGTAAGATTTGGAGATACTCAATCAATCGTGTGAATTGATTTCTCATTGACACTTGTTGGTCCTCCAAATCTTCGTATCCAGCCAATCTATTGATTTTAGTCAGACCAGTACGACCTTCCTTATAACCCTTATACATTGACTTTCTACGATTAGACCCACCCTTACCATCAAACACGATAACGACACGTGTAGGTTTCAATCTTCGGATGGTTGCAGCGGTGGACAAGAGGAATCCTGTCACACCACCACAATGTTCTCCATCATCATTCAACGCAGGTACTGCCCCAAATACTCTGATAAATTGATTTAATCCATCTATGATTAGAACGTTATCATTAAGACTCTCGTCCTTCACTTCATTATGTTCTTGACTCACTTCATTGAGGAGTTCTGCGTATCTACTATGCATCGAAATCTGCTACTTCTACGTTATCTATATTTGCTTCTTCACTTGATTTTTTGTAAGACATAATGTATGCATCACAAATTTGTTGATAAATCGATTCCTTCATTTCAGGTCTCTCTTGTAAGAGGTCTTCGAAGTTCTTAGCTTGGAATTTAACCTCTTCGCCAGTCTCTTTATCTACATAAGTATACCAAGCACCACTTTGGTCAATCAGTTTATAACTCTTCATCATTTGTAACCAAGAACCATAATTATCGATACCCCTATCAAAGTAAATATCGTAATCTACCGAACGGAGCGGTGGCCCCATTCTATTCTTAACTACTTGAGCACGAGTCTTAATACCAACCACTTGGTCTACACCACCTACTTTGGATTTCAACTGACCCATTTGTTTCAGTCTCAATCTACACGATGAGTGGAATGCAATTGCCTTACCACCACTCGTTGTCCAAGGGTCACCAAATGATACACCTAAACGCGTTCTCAATTGATTGGTGAAGATTAGTGAAATTCGTTCTCGTCCAATAAGATTAGTTACCTTTCTCATTGCCTTCGAGATAATGATGGCTTTTTGAGTTGCGTAACCGGCTTGGTCATAATCAGCTGATATCTCAACTTTAGTAGATGCACCTGCTACGGAGTCAACTACGATTGTAACCAATTTCTTCTTGTCAGAAGAACGTACCGATTCAATGATTGAATCGATTGCTTCAAAGATGTCTTCCACAGTTTCTAATGGAACGTATAACATCTTTTTGACATCAACACCAATTGCTTCTAAGAACTCTTGATTCATTGCGTTCTCAGTGTCTATATAGACTCCAAGACCACCCTTCTTCTGAGTGTCTGCGATTGAGTGAGCTGCCAATAGTGATTTACCACTACCCTCTAATCCTGTAATCTCAGTGATACGACCTACTGGTAATCCACCATTTGGTCGGTTTGAGATTGCTAAATCCAACATAGGGGAGCCAGTCGATACCCACTCATCTAAGTCGGTAGGAGTAGTCTCCTCCCCATCCAAGAAGTAAGCCACCTTATTGGCAGACTTAAACTTCTTGTTTAGGTTGGTAGCGAGGATAGAAGATAGTTCATCACGTGAACTTGCCTTCTTCTTAGCCATACTGATTAGTCGTTAAATAAATCGTCGAAAGCATCTTTTACGTTCGATGCAGGAGCGGTTGATTGAGTTGGTTGAGATGTTTCAGCAACTGGTTGTTCTTTGGTATCTGATACTTCACCAGTTTCTAACCATTCTTTCAACATACCTTCCATTTCTTCATATGTTACTTTTTTGAACATACCTGGAAGTTCAATCTGGTCTTTCGAAGTTTCAACAATGTTTGAATCCTCAGAGATTGGAGTTGTGTTTGGTTTAACACGAATGTAAGTTTCAGGATAAGACTTACCAAGTTCAGCAGCAGTTTTGAATTCTACTGTTACGTCACGACCATTTACAGGGTCGGTTAAATCACCATAATCAGGGTCTGCGAAGAATCCTAATAGTTCTTGGTAAACGTTTTTACCAAATCCCCAAAACTTAACACCTTCAGACTCTTCACCACGAACCAATACTGGCACGTATGTTCTCATCTTAGGGGTTAGTTTACGAGACAATTGGTAATCATCACGATTTCCAGTTGCTTTCAACTTTTCAGCGAATTCCAATAATGGGTCAGCCTCACCAAACGAACTTGGAGAGATGATGTTCTTACCACCAAAACCAAAGTGGAAGTACAACTCAATAAATGGATTAGACGTGTTGTGGGTGTAAGGTAAAATACGGATTTGTTGTTTACCTGGTTGTGGTTTCCAAAGATTATCAGTCTTTGTTACTTTTGTTTGAAGCGTGTTCAAACGATTGCGGATTGCATTTAAATCAATAGCCATAATACTACTCTTTTTAATTATTAATTGTTAACTATGTCACTAATATACAACATTTGGGTGACAATACCAAATGTATCTTAAAATATTTTATTTTTTATTTTGTTGTTGTACTTTCGTACCTATATAAATATGGGTGTACAAGTTATAACACTCAGTTTATAGACCAAATCTCGTTTTTACCACGTTATAGTTATAAGTATTTTCCGATTGACTTAGTACTCTATTATATACCAACGCCAGGCCAAAGGTAACATCCAATCCCTCATTATCAGTATACCTACTAAATAAATTCATATCATCAGTTGCAGGTGTATTCGCTATTACTGTAATATTCTGCCATTGGTTCAATGTCTCGATATTTGACCAAGTAATGGATTGTGAATTGCCACCATTTTTGTAAAGAGTACCAGAGGACCAGTTACCACCTGGACCGCCCGAATATACCCACCCATTCGAACCACCCGTTCTCATATCTAAAAGATATCGTGTAGTTGCGTTTGAATGTTGATAGTACCATAATGATACTGTTGTGATATTCGTTAAAGATTGTAACTGAATATGTGATACATTGTTATCTTTGTTAGAATTGGCATTTTCCAACCGAATGGTTCTTGCCAGACCCTCTTTATCATCGGAGTACGTACCATTCAGAGTTGCAGAACTATAATCTACCAAATTAGTCATAGTAGTCCTACCAATCTTATATGATATTGAGTTTGCAGGGTCTAAAAATGCAATCAACCCACCTTGAATGATTGGTTGGTTTACAACCATATTCGTAGTTGTGGTATTTGTGATTACTACACTCATTATGCGGGTTTTCTTCTATTTGCTACTAAGTTGTTTTGTGCAATCTCAGCATTGGTTAATGCTCTATTGTAAAGACACATCATTTTTACATTTGCCGTTAAGAAAGAACTTGCACCTGTAAACAATTCATCAAACACCATAGGAGTTGTTGGTGTAGTTGCCCAATATGAATTTGAACCTGGATCTTTGATTGTTGCGTTTACCCCATTTACACTTGTAGAGGTTCTACCACTAGCATCCGTTCCAAATGCGTATGATGAATATCCCGTAGATGACATCAGACTCGTTGCCGCAGTTCCGCTAAATGATATATTATCTTTATAATGGAATCTATCTGCAGCTGTGCCATATTGCCCAAATTCATATTTATGGTCACCAGCTGGGTCATGGTATAGGAAGTAATCCCAACCACCACTTGATTGAGATGGTAAATCCCAAACTACCCAAAAGGTAAACCCATTATGTACATCGATGGAAAAGTTAGAACCCCAAGTCAATTTGTCGTTAGACCCATCAAATTGGAACTCATCGTTGTTAAATGTAGCACCTACAATAGTAGCATCATTGTTATTCTCAGACAAATCGTACCAAGTATTACCACTACCTGGATATGACTTTGGATTTTCAGCGTCCAAGAACAAAATCAAGGAATCGTCAATAATTAGGTGTGGATTAACCTCACCCCTACCTTTAATAACCCCATTTGAAATAACTACACTCATTTTACATCTATGATTCTAAATAAACTTGTCCTCATTACCTTGTAACCATCACCATCTGTTAATATAACTGAATTTCTATATTTATTCCAATCAACTTGGTAAGACTTATCCAATACCCCACCATTCTCAGTACTAATCACTCGATTTAGTGCATTGATGGTGTACATCGTGTTAGATTCTTTCTTTCTATGTACCATAATCGTTGATGGTGGGAATTTTACTGAATTTGGAATTATATTATAACTAATCACTAATTCTTTTGAAGGGTCTAACTTCAATACGAAAATCTTGCGACTAAATAACTCATATTCTCTGAGTATTCTATCAACAAGACCTTCAAACTCACTTTCATTAGTGAATGTACATAATAATTGTGTTCTCACTCATTATCTCCGTAATTATATATTTAAAGCTGATTTAACTTTACCTAATGGAAGTTCCTTAGTACCTTCAAAGTTGTAACTATATCTGCCAGTTGAATTTGTACCCATTCTGAATTGTGAATATTTTAAGTCACCAGTAACTTCGTTAATACCACTTAACCCATATGCGGATATTGTAAAATATGCACCACCTTGTGAATTTGCTCTTAAATAAAATACAACGGTATCTGATAAATCCTTATCTAATTTATTTTGGATAAATGTTTCTGAGCCTGGATATTGTTCATATGGTGTACCACCACCACTTTTATCTAATCCAAATACTTTATATAATGGTAGTGTTGTTTTACCATATACCATTTCCTTTTCTAACTCTACCATTTGAGAATACAAGGATTTGGCGTCAGCTGATAAATCACCTAATATACTTTTTAATACAATTGCCGATTGGAAGTTAGTTAATAATTTAGCAACTACATCTTTTTTTACAGGCGCCGTTAGTGATAATTTTTGATATCCTTTAAAGTAGAATGCTGAATTGGACATAGATGCTTTTAACAAAGAACTCATTTGAGTATCAACATTTGATAATAACTTATCCAATACTTTTTGATTACTACCAATTTCGTCAAAAGAATCCCACAATTTTGGCTTTTTAGCCTCATTTAATATACCTTCATGTAATCCGGCTTTAAATAATTCTTTTTCTAACTTTTTAATTTCAGATTTTGGAGACTTTTTAAGCCCCTTCTCTATTTTCTTTAAAAACCCACCTAAAAAGTTTGCCAATTTAGATATCTTCTCTAATAACTTAGAACCTAAACTTTTTATAAAAGTAACACCCTTATTTAAAAAATCTTTTAACCCTTCATCTAATTGTACTGACTCTAATGCTAGTTTTTTAACATCATCTGCATCTAATAACCCATATTTATCTTTTAAGAATCCATATATTTTACCTAATTGAGCAGCACCCTTACCTTTTTTAAGAGATACTTGTAAAAACTTAATATTTGTTCCTTTTATAGTACAAACACCCTTTTTATCGTATTCAACTGGTAACCCATCGTTCAACTTAGATATAAGTTCAGACCCTGGAACATTACATACAACACAATCAGCGGTATTATCCTTTACCCCATCTACCAACTCAGAACGTTCAGTTGCCGAGTAGTATCCTTTTATATTTTTATGAATTAAATGTGGGGTTTTAAATGGTGGAACTGCGTCCATAAACTTAGTCATACCCGCCATTAATTGAGCTATCATAAAATAATCACCCAACGGCATTGTGTCTAATTTTGATAAAATCTCATTAGGTTTAGCGTAATCACCACTCATTCCCAATGCTTTGATAAATCTATTCTTTATGGATTTGGTAACCTTTGATAAGTCATCCTCATTTTTAGCATTATCTAACTCTTTAAGAATACCAACACCATTTACATATAATCCCATACATGCGGCGGTTTCCATTGTGTCTGTATCAAAGTTTACATCAGTTGCCGATGCACCTTTTTTCATTTTACCAAATAAAGATTGTATGTTTTTATCACTTGCTGTAATAATATAGTTTTTACCCGTATCATCAGCTGATACATACACCGTTCTACCATTGTTGATATTTACTTCAATACCATCTTCAGTTGGTTTTATTTTGTTAAACGGGCCCTTTGGTACACGTGTAGATGGTGGTAGTCCTACTTTAAATAAATCGGCTGTATTTTTAAGTGCTATAAATTTATCACCTACCGAGTACTTATTATCATATATTGATGCTTCACTAAGAATTTGTCCCAATTCTATTAACAGAGACTCCGTTAACTGATTATTTTTAGATTGAGTCAGTATATTCGATTCGGTGTTATCTTCTAATAAGTTTGTAATTAGTTGTTCTGCGAATTCATCACCTGTAATTTCTGAAACTACCTTAAATGTAGCTTTGAGCGACTCTTCTGTGGTAATACCCTCTTTCAAGGATACCCCAACCTCATTCCATACTTGTTGTGCTATGTAATTGATAAGTTTCTTCATAAACATAAATATCTAAAGATTGACCTTAACCATATCTTTGTAATTATCTCCAATTTCAATGTCAGTTGGAAACCCACCGGACTCCATAACTTTTTTTATTTCTAAAATATATTCAATACCATCATCCGGATGTACATCAAATAGAATTGAATCATATGTGTATAAGATGGGTAATGATTTTTGAGAGCTTTTCATATTAGAGAGTTTCTCCAATATAAGTATGTTTCTTTCAGTCTCAACCGATTGTAAGATGTAATTAAATAACTTATTTTTATTCAAATCCGAGTTATATACTAACTTTCTTTTAAGTAACGGGGTATGAACCTCCTTATTCATCAAAAACTCATTCCAAAGTGACTCTATATACTCTGAGGTCTTACTAAAGAATGGAATATGTTTGTATTCATCTTGGACACCCCCATACAATTGTCTAAAGGTGATTGCTTTTGCGTCTTTGAGGTCTGCTCCGTATTGGTCGGCTAACCACTTATGTGCTTTGATGTTCAATGGTATTTCTACACCAATCAAACTACCAATAAGTCGTAAGTGGTATCCATCAAAATCTAATTGATACAATTTACCACCCTCAAATCGTGATATGAACCTCTTACGAACTTCACCATCTTTTGGAAGTGCTGCATAGTTAATACCACCAAAGGTGTTTGATGGTCGAGATGTGGTAGTGAACATATTATATTGACTATACTCCATACCATCGTGTGTATACAACCCACTTTGCTCTATCCAATTAAGACATTTAGGATACAACTTACTAAATTTACTTGAGGTCGTATTTTGAGACCACAATACTTTCCAATCTTGGAATTGTTCATAGTGTTTCCAAATTGGAATGAGGTCATTTGCTTTGGGAGCTTTACGTCTTCTAAAGATTGTATATATAGGCCGTTCTTCTACATTGAAATCTTTCGCCTGATGGAATGACTCCATTTCAAGGTCGTACATTGTAGGTAGGTAGTCGTAATGGTGTAAGAGCTCTTTTAAACCAACCACACATACCTCTTCGAATTGACTGAAGTCTATTTCATCAGTTACACAATTTGCATCTATATTATTATAGTTCACAAAAATGTCAGTATCACCGTCAGATATCAAAATAGACGATATCCTTGAAAGATGAGGGTGTTTCACCAAACTTGTTAGAATGGGAAACACCAACACCTTACTTGACAGGGCAGAGATGCGTTTATGTAATCTTTCGTTTGTATCTACTATCTTCACGAAGGGTAATATACGAAATTATTTGTTAGTATCCAAACTTTTTTGAACATCGTGTTGACCCCAAGTCGTAATGATTTGGGTTCTTACCCTTACCAATCAACATCTTTTTACGGAGTTCAACCATAACTTCCCACTCTTGGGGATTTAACCCCTCCCATTGAAGTTTGTTGGCCATTTTGAGCCATTGTTCGTTTTCTACTTGTGTCATATCCTAACGATAAAGGGTTACTACACTACCGAAGTAGTGGTCAAATACTTTGATTAAGTTTTCATAGTCACCATTCTTCATTTCATTCAAAATAAAACTCTCATTGAAATCGAGTTGGAGAGCCAGTTTCTTAGCAGTCCCAAGAAGGAAAAATGCGTTACCTTGAGGACCTGTTAGGTCAATTGTGATACCTTGACTTTGTGGTTTCTGAACTATCATATCTTACTTGTTTACTTCAATCATATTCATAGGAACTGTGTAAGTCCCATACCCATTCAACACTTTTAGAACGGCCTTAGTTCGGTTGATTTTCTCAACTCGGAGTTGTTTACCCTTTAACTTAGGGTGGTTAACACTCACATTAGCACCAATGTAAAGTTCTTCTTTAATACTAAGTGCATTTTCACTTTTTTTCATCTTAATCACTTCAACTACTTTGTTGTTTAACACTCGTAGTTGTTCGATACTCAACTGATTTAATTCTTGATAAGTCATAATTTTTATTTTTTATTATCGTGGTAACATCCCCACATCAACAGTACTAATATAGTGATTATTTAGTCAACCACCAAACTTTTAATGTTAAGAAATTGTTAAAGTTTAGTAACCTATAAATTCAAGTTCAACTGAAGGAACGATACCTTTTGTTACTCCGTAAGGATACTCTTCGTTTAACCAATAGTTTTCAACCATCTCTAACTCTCTCAGAGACTCATTGTAGATATCTTCCATCTCAAAACCAATACCATATCCACTTGGACAAATCACCGAAGCAACCTCTCTTAGGAGTTCTTCATTTTCGGTCTTTATAGCTTTATTCAGAGCCAACCTCAACTCAGCTTTCATCAAGTCGGATACTTTGTCATTGTGGTCGTACATTTCGACATTCCATGGTTTCGTGATTTCGATACCATATTTAATTTCTTTTACTTTCATAACTTATCTCTCTTTTACATAGTAAAGATACGAAAATTATTTGGATATACCAAATTTTAATGTTAAGAAATTGTTAAACTTTTAAGAATTCTGAATAGTTGGTGATGTAGTTTGAAAGCCCTTTTATGGTTTCATTACCCAAGAATGTTTGCTTTCTATTAACATCTACCACATCGTTAAGATTACCAACTATCTTCCAACCCAATTCTAATGTAATGTAGTGTTCTGGTTGTAATACTTCAAAATCATTTGAATTTAATTCTGATATGATATTATTAAAATGCCGTTTTGCAAAGTATCTTGTAAAATAACCAAAGTCATAGTCATCTTGACTTGGTACTATTGTAGAGTGTATAGCAAATTCAAAAGTTGGTTGTTTATTCTTTATTAAGGAGTCATAATCAAATGAGGTCTTTACATCTTTGTTATTTAGATTTAAATATGGTATTAGTTTTTTAGAAACATTTTTTATAAATACACCTAATGTAAATACTTCACCAGTGATGTATCGGTGATATTGACCACGATACTCAGTACCATCCTCTAACATCCACTCCTTACCATCAGTATGAAGTCCGTTTTGAATTTGCCCCTTTGGATAATATATTTTTTTACGAATACCCATTATTAACCAACCATCATATATCCAACAATAGTAGTATCCCATACCTCACCATCGCAAGAATGTTCTATCTCACCCACCACGAATGTAGACTTACCACCCACCACGGCACTTGGTTTAGGACTTATATTGAATTTTTGATAAAACTGAACCCCTGCGAACCCATCCAATGTTAATGACAAATCTATGTTATATCTCATCGACACACCCTTTATATCTTTATTAACATATGCTTTCAATTTCGACTTAAAATCTGAAACTACTTCGGGATTGTAGTTTTTACCCATATCATTTTTCTTTGAAGTAACATCTTCGCCAGGTGTTGCGGCTTCTTTGGTTATCTCTTTCTTTGGAGTACATCCTGGAAATAATGAGTCCATTATTTCTTTTGTATACGTACCATTTACACCAGCAAATGCCATAGCGGCCATTTCCGAATCTAAGTTAGATGCCATATTAACACTTTTTACAGGCGAATCTTTACTATACAATGAAATAGTTGTCCCACCGCTTACTTTTATATCTTTACGATTTACCACTACTAAATTACCATTTTTTTCACTAACAAAACAATCAATAGCTCCACCAGTACACCCACTAAGGTCTGCAAATAGTTTGTTTAAGAATGATGGTACGGTATATTGTTTATTATCTTGCTTTGTAGAAGACAAGACACTTTCTTCTATCTCAGTTAATTTAGGAATACTTACCCATACATCACTTAATGACCCAAATGTGCCAGTAAGTCCAGACATATCATTTCTTTCACCATAATTTCCTTGGGCTCCTGGTAGGCAAAATTCTTGAGGGTCTGCTGATACTAATAACGGTAGTTGTTTATATTTTACATCGTTGTATACTAAATTTCTTGATATTAGTTCATTGAAAAATGATAAAACTCTACCCATCTTTACCATCGGTATTATTATATCATCAGCCGACCCACCTGAAAATACTTTGGAAAAGAATCCAGCCTGTTTTTGTAATTTAGCTACACCATAATCACCCTTTGAAGCGGCCCTACCATCGGTATTCGGTATAGATGCGCCGGTTACCTTACCATCTTTTGTTGTTAATCCCATTGCTTCTTCTATTTCTAAATTTAATTTAGAAATTACAGAAAACCCCTTTACTTCATCATCACCATCATCCTTACCTACTGCCGGAGTATCAGATGATTTAACAGTAATTCCAGCTAATACACCATTACCCGCGGCACCCAAACACTTCCCAGTTACCGAATACGTTGCGTTATCTGCATTATAATTCCAACTAAAGTTATGGAGTCTAGCATTAGATATTGTAAATTTATCACCAGGGTCATATCCAATTGTGACGTTTATAAGATTACCAGGTATCATGAAGGATGATGCCAAGTCGTTTAGTTGTGATGTACTATAACAAGTGTACTGAAACTCAACTTGCCATAATGCGCTGTCAGAAATATCACCACTACCTTGATTTTTTGTTGTAATTGATGTTAAATGTGCGTTTGGGGTATATCTACCACTTCCACGGGATTGTAATGCACCACCTGATGCATATTTTTTACCATCTGATGTTGGATTAAATGATAAAGTTGAACCACCACCACAACTATATTGGTCATTACCAACACAACTAACAGAGCCATATGCTCTACGTTTGTATGCAGTTTGCCTATTCTTAAATGGACTTGGTGGTGATGGTAAATTACCACTATCTAAAAATGAACTCATAACTAAATCTCTATGTCATTTAATATGTTGTATTCATCTATTATACCAAACTTATCGAATGGTATTCTAATTTGTTTACCAATTGGTACTGTAAAATCACCATTACCCAATCCGTTGGCTCTAGCAATAATCCACCATAATGAAGAGTCTTGATAATATTTAAATGCAAGATTATCCAACCTATCACCAACCATACCTACTATATAGGTGTCATTTTCGGATGGTTCTATAATAGGTAATAGAATAGTTTTTCTAAACCTACGACCTTTTTTGTCTTTTTGGATTTCTATGTCGTTGTATCTATTCATTATGTAATTGCCTTTGTATCATAGAATGAATAATGATTCTTACTACTATCATAAATAGTGTCTGGAAGAAGAGTTAAACCAATACTAACATCTGCCCCAATTGGTAATTCTGCTAATTTACCATCATGATTTATGTCCCAAGATAAATCGTCTGGAATTGTATAAGACAATGATGTGATTAAGGATGGAACACCTTTTTTACCATTACCCCAAATTTGACCTAATCTAAAATAACAAATGTGACCTGAATATGCAGAACCATACGTTGGCATTGTTAATTTTGATAACTCTGATAGTTTTTTCCACATATTTTTCATTTCATTTCGTGATGATGCGTATGCTTTAAAATTAAACGATAGAGTTCTTTCAAATTCAGAATACATATATGCCTTATCAGCACGGCCTGGATATTTTATACCATTCCATGATGGAGAGAATGTTTCAGTTACACCACTAATTGTAGAACGGAACTGAATAATTTTTGAATTGTCTTGTGTACCTGATTCAGTATCATATGCAAAGAATAAATGTACTAAGTCGTTTTTTAGTGTTTCGTTAAAAACTTCTTCATAGACACTATCAATTTTAGCTACTGTATTTCCAATTGCATTTCTCTCTAGATTAGTTTTATATGTAGATGGAATCCCATATGTCTTTTCAAGATTGTAATCAGTATAATCGGTTGAACCATCAGGATTTACGTTGTTATTGTATTTTTGAGTTTTTACCCCTCTAAAGTCACCATTGTAGTCTGATGGGTTGTCACCATTTGCTATTTTAGCTATCGTACCATATGATATTGATTCGTAATCTTTTATATCATTACCAAAGCCGGCAGTCTTACCTTCAGATTCATACAAACCACGTTCTTTAAATACTTTATCAATTGGTATTTGTGATGCTTTTTGGGTTTGTTTAGCCAATGTGGTTTTAGTACCATCATCATTTGCTCTAAGACTATCATTTATTTGTAATTCATAACGTTTTTTAGCAAAAAGAACCGGATTATCTTTTTTATTTCTGGCATATGGTGAAGTCGGTCCTATTGAGAATCGATTCTCCAATCCGATATATGCGGTTGTATTACCATATCGTGTACCACTATTATCAAATGTATTAACGAATCGTCTGGTTCTGGTCGTACCAATCCCATAAATTGAGTCAAATCCACCTTTAAGGTCTTCGTTAAGTGGTAATACATCATTACCGGTTCTTAGTTTAAAAATATTATATATCGTACGTAATGGGCTTACGTTAATAGAAGAGTTTGGATTATATTTCCAACCCTGCTTACCTATTGGAATTAAGTCGGGTCGGTCAAACTTTAATCCTAAGTGTTGGCCACCCAAACTTGCTAACATATTACCAGGAGTAAATATCTTACCATACTTCTGACTTCGTTGCATTCCAACTTGTTTAGCAATCCATGTAATACCACGGGGTGTTAATAGGAATTGCCCCATTCTTACTACATCAATTGCAGCTCTTGCGGTTGATGTTACGGCACCACCTCTAATAAATGAGAATGACCCAAACCCAAGAGTTTGCGGTTCACCTTTTTCTCGTTGTATACCACTTAGTATAAATGGTTGTTTGAATATAGACGTGTTATATGAATCTTCTTTTAGGTTAAACTTATTGTATGTGGTTTTTAAGACACTATTGGTATAAGAAGTACCCAACCCACCATCGTTTTGAAGATTTACACCATATTGGTTAGTAATGAACTGACCACTAATTGGAGTTGCTCCTTCGAACTGAGTTTGTGAAGGGTCTACACCTGTAAATGTGGAATTGTTCTTTGGTTGTTGGAATGGAGAAAATCCACGTGCATCATCGTTAGTAATAAAGTCTACAAATTTAGGGTCTTTAGCCTGATTGTCAAAATTTGGGGTAAACGTAAATCCATTAGGAGTTGTTTCACCTAAGAATTTCTCACTTAAATTAAAATCAACTGGCGTAGTCTCACCCAAGAATTGTTCTTCCGAGTTAAAGTCGGTAGGAGTTGTTTCACCTAAGAATTTTTCTGAGAATCCAAATACATTAGGAGTAGTTTCACCTAAGAATCGTTCAGTTAAGCTAAATTCAGTTGGAGTAGTCTCACCTAAGAATTGTTGAGTGAATCTGAATTCCGTTGTTGTGGTTTCACCTTTGAACTTTTCCTCACTGGAGTAGTCTTGAGGAGTCGTTTGACCCTTAAATCTATCTCCTTGAGTAATATTTGTTGTTTTGGTTTCACCTTTAAATTTATCGCCTTGATTTACTTCGGTTGTTTCAGCTTGTCCTAAGAATCGTTCTTCCAAAGACATTTTAGATGGAGTCGTTTCTCCCAAATAGTTTGATGAGTTATCAAACTTGGATGGTGTGACCTCTCCTAAGTGTTTTGATGAGTTATCAAACTTGGATGGAGTTACACCTTGTTTAGGTGTCGTTGTATTTGATTTGGGAGCATTAGGTGCGTTATCTACAAATTGAGATAGGGGAGTCTGATTAGTAGACTTAGGAACGTCCACTCTCTTCTTATCAGAAAGTGGTTTCTCTATGGGTCTTCTAAACTTTGATAAGTCAGATTTTAAATCTTTTAATGCCATCTAATTATCCTTATTTATATCCATCTCTAAATGATTGTGCGGCAACATTACGTTTGTTCATTTGTGATATAACTTTATCGTCCATAACAATCTGAATTGGTTGTGATTGTATATCGGAACGTAATCCTTTTATTTCTTCTAATAATGGGTCTCCACCACCACCACTTGCACCACCACTTGAATTAGAGTCACCACCCATTCCAAGAGCTCCCGTGATTAGTGGTAACATTAAACCTAATACTGCTAATGTACCTATAAATGGTGTAATCAATGCGAGTCCCATTGCTAATGGAATCATAGATGCACCTAATATAGCGAATACACCTGCGAGAGCGATTAAGCCCGGTGCTATCATTACAAGTGCGGTAAGTTGTGTTGTTAACTCACCCATCATACCAAATCCGATTGCGATTTCTTGAATAGCTTTACCCAATACATATAATGCAGCTGCGATTACCAACATTGCTGCTGCACCGGCAAGTATTGCTACCGCACCTACACCACTCATCATAATAGCACCTACAAGGGCAAGTGCTCCTACAAGTGCTAACATAGATACTACTGCCATACCAATTGCCTTCCACTCAACTGTCATAAATTCTTGGACTGCTTTTGCGAATACAAATACGGATGCGGCTACGAGTACAAGTGCAGCACCACCGGCAAGTAGTTTTTTAGCATCAATACCTGATATGGCTTTGGTCATACCACTCATACCTTTACCACCACCCTCTGGCATAGATGGGGATTTATCACCACCCCCGCCGCCTAAGAATCCTTTTATTTTACCACCGATGCCGTTTCCACCACCCTTACCCATACCGGGCATGAATGACTTACCTTGCATTTTGTTCATGATACCATATTGGATAACCATTGAGGCCAATTGTTTACCCATTTCAAATAAACCCTTACCGGCCGATACTGCACCACCTTTAATCATACCAAAAACTTCAGCACCCTTCGTACCGAATTTTGATTGAAGTTCAGCATTCTTTTCTTGGGTTTGTAACATATTACCCAACTCATCCGCTGACATACCATATGTTTTGGCTAACATAGCTTGTTGTTTAGTACCTTGTGCACCAAACTCAGCTGCAGTTAATCCAGCATCTTTTATAACGGATGCCATCATTTCAGCACCCTTAGTAGCATCACCAAATTGCATTTCTGCGGCCGCATCTCTCAAAGCATTTTGGTCAGGTAACATATCACCCAATCCGAATGCACGTGCTTTTGCTTCTGCAGCTAAACTACCTTCAATATCTAACATATTATCAGCTACACCATTAAGTTTATCCATAGACAAACCTTGTTTAACAAGTTCTGCTGATTTTTGTGCTAATACTTTTATTTCTTCTTTAGACATTCCCAACATTTTGTTTTGTTGACTTGCCATTTCTTTTAGAACTGCGGATGCGTTGACACCAACACCTGCTGCGATATCCTTTATTTCAGATGTCATATTACTTGCATCAACACCAGCCTGTTCAAATGTTTCTTGCATTTTAACAGCACCTGCACCATCACCTAATAGGTTAGATAATTCTGCTACATCTTTTAATGTTTCTGAATTTATGTGTTGAGTAGTACCAAATGCATCACTCATTGCAGTTGCTGCCGATGCGGCATCTTCTGCACTTACTGTTAAACTCAAGAATGAAGCACCTTGAATACTTGATGATAAAGAAGCAGCTTCACCGGCCGAAAGACCTAATGTTTTATATAATTCTAATGATTGAGTATATGTTTCGGTAAAGGCCTGTTTAGTTTTCTCTATACCCTCGGTAAATGCCTTTGCACCAAGGGCCATTACACCACCGGCCATAAATAAGTCTGCAAGTTCTGATGAGTATCCTAATGATTCTTTTAATTTATCATTTTGGCCTTTAAGTATGTCTTCGTATTTTTGTGCTACATCACGACGTTCTTTTCCAACTCTTAGTATTTCTTCAGCTTTATCGAATTGTTCGAGTAGGTTTTTGTCTACAGTTTTGCCTGTCTTGGCTTGCTTTTCTAAGATTTTTTGCTTTTCTTCTGCAATGGTGGCTAGTTTACCCTCAATATTTTCTTGACCTTCTAACGTTTTTAATACTGCATCTGATATGGCTTTTTGATTTTTACCAAGACCGGCCTTATCATTTAAAATTTTTGTTAAGTCTCTCTGAATCGCAAGTTCTTGTTGAGCCAACTTTACGTTGAACTCATTATCTGCTTTAATTTGTTTTCTGGTTGAATCGTCTGCCATTACTAAAACCCGCCTTTAGATATTAAAATTTAAAATCTTCTAAGTCGTACTTTTTTACTAATTTTTTATAGTCTTCGTCTTTTTCAAGTTTATCGAGTCTATTGTCTAAGTCCTTTAGCTTACCTGCTGACTTTGCTAATTTAGCTCGTTTTAGTAATCTATCAACAAACCCCTCGTTCACTCCCTTTGAAGTTAAGACCTCTTTTAATTTAGATGCTTTTATGGTTTTCATATATTATCCTATATAGTGTACATATAAATATAGAAAAACCCAACTTTAAGTTGGGTCTTTACTATTTTCTTGTTTTTGATTTCATTTTTGACATTTCCTTGTCATGTGCTTTCTTTTCTTCTTGTTTAAATTCTATAATCTTATTGATATAAAATTTACGAGTCCAAATCGGCATATTGTAAACATCTGAAAACGTGAACCCACCATTTCCATGGTAAATCAAGTCAAAAATGTGAGAATGGAGCAATTGTCGATAATTAAGTGGAAGGCCAAAAAAAGGTCACGTCCATCGGCAGTTGCATCCCCCTCCCTTCCCCGGTCTCCTCAGATACAAATTCCCATGTTAAATCTATATCAGGAATTACTTTGTTGATGTATGCTCTGAGGGCCTTTGAGTCTACTGCGAATAGTTCATTATCAACAAAGTTGTTTATATAACTCGGAGTTGAATCACCATCTACTGATAGTATCATCGTTTTTAATCGAGTTGTTAGTTCTCGTGAGGTCGTATCTTTCATTTTACGATTTGCCTTGTTTACAGCATCAGATTCGTGTTTTACCTTACGTTCTTTAGATTCAGTCATTGCCATAAAGGTAATTTCTCTTTCAGAACGTGGTAACTTGAAACTAAACTCATTAGTATGAGGTGCAATTTGTGAACTACCATCATACTCTTTGTTTTCAAACTGAGTAAGGTCAATCGTTTCACTTTGTTTATTACCACTATATGGGTCTTCTACTTCTACCTCATAATCTTTACCATACCCTAATACTCTTGCTGCAATCATAATTGCATTCTTATCACCAGTTACTAAGTCTACATATTTTATAGTCTTACCTTCACCATTTGATATAATTAGTGCTTGGAATAATCGGTCAAGTACTGACCCATCTTTGATATAAGATTGTGTTGTAAGTATATCTTCTTCTTTTGCAGTCATATACTTCATTTCGACTTTACCACTTGAAAGTGGATTATCTTGTGGATAAATTAAACCACGTGATGGTAAATCGATAACTTCGGTTGGAAACTTGTAATCACTTACTTGCTTCACCTCGTGTGCTTTTTTCAACTGTTCAACTGCCTCTGCATTAGACATTTGATAGTCGTCTTGTAAATCTTTCATAACTTTTCCTTGCTATTCTATTGGTTAACCTTATATAAGTATGTAAGTCAGCCATTTATAATACAAAAACCCCCACCATTGGTGAGGGTTTTGTAAATTTTATAAGTTATACTTACCTATGCCCAAGTATAATTACCATCAGTTCCGTTAAGTACTGCACCTGGTTCTTTATCATCAGGAACATTAGCATCGTCCAATGTGATTTTATCTCTTCCGATGTAGTCAAACCCATTAGTAGGTAATCCCATTGCGGGTACTTCTTCTGAAATAGTAAAGTGCGTTGCAGCATCGTCACCATTATCTTTGTCTACCCATGTGTAGTTGTGGCCAAACCACTCTACTACGTTGTCTTCTTTGCGTCTTACTAAATTATATGCCATTTTTAAACTCCTTTATTTGGTTAACCATAGTTTTGTATACGTTAATAAGTATTGAACTTAAAAGAAAAACCCCACCATTTCTGATAGGGTTCTTAGTTTGTAATTTACAATCTGTATTTAGTATTGTAATATAGCGTAATCATATGTCAATGTCATTTCAACAGTTGCAAGGTCTTCACCAGAATAATCCATGTCTGAGAAGTTAGCAGATTGAATAAATGCACCTTTTAGTGTCCACTCTTCTACCTTATCACCAACAGGACCCAAACTATTGAATGTGATGTCTTTTTTGTAGAAGTCTGAATAACCATCACGACCAGTTACTGATTCGTGGTGTAGTCTTACCCACTCCATAGTAGCTTGTGCAGCAGATGGAACTACTGGGTCGTATAATGTAATTGCCAAGTCTTGCCACTCACTTCTACCTTTAACGTATCTACGAGTGTTGATATGGTCAATAGTCACTTTACCATTATTAATCTCAGGTCTTGCAGCAGTTTTCACCAAGTATGCAGGAATTCCTTCAATATACATAATGAACCGATTTGACATCTTCGGTTCGAAGTTGGTGAACATAATTTCATTTGGGTCTAATAGCTGTGCCATTTATAATCTCCTATTGTCTTTCTAATAAATAGTCTAATTTTCAAATTATGCTTCAGGGAAAGCAGCGCCAGTTGGAAGAATGTTGAAATCAAGTACGATGAATTCAGCAGTCTTAGCTGGTTGTAAGAAAATTTCCCCTACCATAATGTTTCTATCAATCACATCTGGTGTGTTGTTGGTATCATCCATCACCACTTTAAATGCGTACAAACCATTTCTTTGTTGGATTGATTCCAAGTAAGGGTTGACGATTGACAAGAATCTATTTCTTGTTGCAGCGGTGTTGTTTTCAAATACCAAGTATCTTGTTGAAGATGCGATGTATTTCTTAACCGCGATTAACAATCTTCTTACATTGATTCTATCTAATGCCGATGGTTTAGCTTGTAGTGTTTTCTGACCGAATACCGTAGCACCTTGTCCAGGGAACGTAGCGATTGGGTTAACACGGGCAGTGTATAGTGTATCTCTCTCATCGTGAGTAAGACGTGTCTTAACTTCGATTACATTTGGAAGACCACCACGATTCAAACCTGCGGGAGCGTACCATTCAGCAGCAACCGAGTCATTGAATGCGATAACGCCTGGTAGAACAACACTTGGCGGAACCCAGACTGGCTTGTTCTTATCAGTATCAAGGATTTTAACCCATGGGTGATAAGTAGCAACATAGTTTGAGTCGAATGAAGTCAATGAGTTGTTTACAGTTGTAATTGAGTCATTGTAACCACCAGCATCCATCACATAGAAACAATCAAGTCTATCTTCACACATATCTTTAGCGAATGTACTTACTGAAGAGTGTAGTCTATTGATAACACCTGGTAGAGCAATCATGTTGATATCAAACTCATCTGGGTTAGAGATTGCGTTGATAGCTTTTCTATATGCAACAGTACCTGCAGCGGTAGCTGATGATAAGTCAAATCCTTGTGAGTTTCCAGCAACAATAGCAGAACCATTGTTTACTACTCTATTTGGTTCGTATCCATCAAAACCACCTTGGAATGGAACTAAGAATTTCTTAGCATCAATATCAGAATCTAATGTGATTGTTGAACCATTTGATTCACAAGTAGCCAAATCAAAGTCAGAACCCACTTTTTCAGTATTTGCGTCTGGAAGTGGTTGTAGGAAGTTCAAGTTATCACTTGTTACGAAATCGAATGAGTAACCTAAGAATACTCTTTTGTTATATTCACTTGAAATCGATTGTGATACATTGTACGTTGGTGATGGTAGGTTGTAAGTCGAATGTAATGGTGACGTTACTTTACCAAATCCGAATGGTACAAGTGTTGAATCAATTGAACCAGCTTCTACATCATCGGTAACCGATACTCTAATATGAGCAGATGCGTTAGGGTAATCACCATTTGAAGTTAACTTACCATTTGCATCAACAGTAATGTATTTGTCACCAATTACTCTCTTAATGTAGTTTGGTGAGTTAGGGTCAAGGTTTAGACCTTGGAACTCTTCTACGATGTTTGGTCTTGTATCACTATCTTGTACACCCTGACCAAAGATTGAATTAGGAATCTTACCAGTATCAACTCTACGTACTACAACACTAAATGTACCATATTCAGAACCCGGCACTTCTGATGCTGGTTTGATGTTGGAAATACCTACTTTAAATTCGTAGTTAGTTGAGTTACCATGAGATAATGTATGGAATTTAATCAAGTCAGTAGCTTCACCACCAACTTTTTGTGATTTAATCCAAGGAGTTGCAGCTTCTTGATATGCTTTAGTGTAATCTACATCAACTTGCTTAACGGAAACCTTTACATCTTCACCAGTAGCAAATGATTGTGATTGGAATGTACCAAAGTTTAACTGAGTGTAAGCATCTTTAGAAGACTTAGGAGCGTACCCATATATCTTAGTAATATAGTTAGCGTCTGATGGGTCAAGTGATGCTGATAAATTAGCTTCTGCTACATCACTACCAGTTAGTGTTAAAACGAAAGAAGATGCACTTGCAACTGCGTCTACTGACGAGTCATCAAAGTCACCACCATTTGAAGTAGTAGTTGGGTGTAATAACGCACCTACAAACTCACCTGCTGATGATGATACTACCAATGCTAATGGTTTAGCAGTATATCCACTTTGTCCTAATACTCTTACGATAGTAGCAGTACCTGCTTCTTCTAAATAAGATTGAGCGGTATACGGAAGATATGAATCTTCGGTAAGACCACCAAACTTTTGTTGGAATTCTTGAAACGATTCTACTTTCGTTGGAACGAACGCAGGTCCCTTAACAGATTGTCCGATGAGCGCAGCACCTATCTCACCAATTCCTTGTGGTAAGAATGAGAGGTCTTTCTCTCTTGTAAAAACGCCAGGACTTACAATTCTTTCAGCCATTTTTTTCTCCTAAAATATAAATTTCGGTTTTCCTTATTATAAATACACTAAAAAATGGGGAAACGACTACTTATTTTGTAGGTGTGAACTGATTTGTTGATATATCGTAAGTTCCCTCACCATATTTATCTTTTAATTCACTACTCAACTCAGATTCTTCCTGTCTTAGAGTAGAGTAATCATTGATTAAAGTTTGCTTTTCAGTTTTTAGTGACTGAAAGTCTTGCTCTAACCCATGAATTAGTAGTTCGATTTCACCAATTCGTGTATTGGTAGTCAATACTCGTTGTTGAAACTCTTGAATCTTATTTACTTCTTCTTGTGTAAATTGGATTATTGTCTTTTCTTCCATAACTGTTTGTGTTTAATATTGTATTATATAAATATGTGAAAATTATTCATTACCTATGATTGGTGAGTTATCATTTCCACCTAATTTTGGACTTTCACCCCAAGACACCCTACCAACTGAGATTCTTCTCTTGGTATTGTTAGATAATCCAGCATATTCCGGAACAATATATGCTTTTGTTGTCAAATTAATATTTGCTCTTGTAATTCTATCTTGTCCCATATCCGATACTGTTTCAAATGAATATGAATCCCCTTTTATTTGAAATTTATATCTATCACCAAAGGAACGTCCTTGGAATAATATGATTTGTTCAACAATCTTGTTGACTTGCTCCATATAATCACACCATACAACTACTTCATACTCTAAATTTACATAATCAGGTCTTTCAACTGACATATATTCTTTTTTCGGAGATTGTCCAGTTAAAACTGAGAATTGGTCGTATCTATTTACCTTTGTATAGGTTCTTTCAAACATTTGATGAGTATCTTCGTTTTGAGCAACCTTTAGTTTAGCCAAATCCGTGTTTATAGATAAGTTGTTTCTTTTGAAAGAGATTACAGGTGTTAATAACATCCCATTATCATCTTTCATAAACCCATCACGTTGAGCACTTGCCCATTTTTCAGGAGATGCATATAATACTGGTACTGGGTAAAATCTACCATCATCTTCTATGGTTGGATTTATATCAACCTCTAAAAAGTTTTTAAATGCAGAATCTACATCGTAAATCCCAACTGAAACGTTCTTTACGTTATCTTGGTCTCTACGAAGTTGCTTTGCCTTATTCAGTTTTACATCTTCACGCGTGGAAGATTGAGTCTGAGTAAGGGTTGGTTTAGATTTGTCTTCGTTTCTATACTTTTGAGCCATCTTACAATCCTAATGGTACTTCGTTATCATTTTGTCGTGAGTTACCCTTATAAGTATCTACCAATTTGATAGATGTTTGACGAGTAACGTGTGCATCACATATAATAGATACATTAAGACCTTGTGAATCACCACCATCCCAAGTATCAGGATTCTTACCTGCTACATATTGGTATGAGTATTGAGCATCTATCAAATGATACTCACCATTCCACTGTATAACATCACCAACTTCTGGTACAAGATTCTTTTCTACTAATGTATCACGTAAAAATCTAAATTGAACTTCACGTGAGTATGATTGTCCAAAATCATCAGATATCTGAGTAGACTGACCCCTCTCGATTAGACATGGTATCTTAATTGGCTGATTAAATACTTTATCTTTACCTTCACCATATAGATTTGACTTAGTTTCAGTCAATGCTAATTGAAAGTAGTAAATTTCAGTATCTATAATGTCATTGATAAGCTCTTTGTTCAGTTTATTGAACAACGACATATCTCTTTGTCCGCCGAATAGTGCCATCTAATTATCCTATGAAAATTGGTCGTGGAACTCTATTTAGAGTTTCTTCTAAATACTCCGATTCTTCTTTTCTTGCTTCCATCAATGCTCTACGAGATGTTGATTCTAACATTTCAGTCAATTGAGTCATTAGTGTTTCTTTCTCAGCAGATGCTTCGTTACGAAGGTCTGACCCATCAAGTGTTACGTCAGCACCAGGAATTGGAATTGCAGAAAACTTAGAACGAACAGCACCTAACATCTCTTTAGCTAATGCGAGTGCGTATCGAGCAATCCATTGTTTTCCAGCTGAGTTAATATTATTATATGTCAATCTGCCAAACGGAGCGTTTGATAAGTCACTAACTACATTTGAGTTTGCTATTGGTGAATTTACTTCTGAATCTAATGTATAATCAAAGTATACCTTAGCCCCACTATCACCACCGCTTGGAATTGGGTATAATCTAATTCGCTGACCATCGACGTGGAATCCATATGCCGATTTACGAATCTTATCATTAAATTCAATAGCTTGTAATCTTAGAAGGTCATCGAACATTGGTTGCATCATAAATGAAACACCTGGTGAGTAGTTACCCCAACCAAAGGTTTCCATCATTTGTTGAGAACCCATACCAGTACCTACGAATGGGTCAAAGTATCTAATAATTGCTGGTGGTTGTGTGTGGTATACTCTTCTTAATGTGATACCATTTAATGTTGAACCACTTTCTAATGTGATTACGTTATCATCACCCAAATCATAAATTTGTTGCCCACCTACCATTTCGAATGAACCAGTATAAACTGTAACTTTACCACCACTAAGTGCTTCAGTACCATAGTCCTTAGCAATATTTACTAAGTTCTGCATATTAGCATTCATATTGGTATCTGACAAATCCAAATCCAATGATGAACCTTGAAGAGATAACATATTCTCTTTTGCTCTATATTGGTTTACTTGAGATGAGTATTCGTTTACTGATTCTTCTAAACAAGCAAAGAAGTTGATATCTTGTAATTCAATATCAATGATTGGATACCCTAATCTCTTAGCACACCACTCAGCCACTTTCGGAGCGTCTGATTGAAACTGTAAGTCTGAATCAAAGAATCCGAAGGGTGTTGATGACCCACTTGCGAAAGAACCAGAACCTGGCCAAATTGGAATTGTTACTGACATTTATTACTCCTAAAATACTATTAGTCCTATATAAATAGTATGTAGGTTATCTTTCCGTATTACTCATAAAAGAAACTATAATATATCGTTTACCAGATGTAACTGACCGTGCTCCATGTTTATGAGTTATGTTTCCAGGATGTAGTGTAACGTAACCTATATCGTTTTTTACTAATTTCTTTTGCCTTCTAAACCAAGTACCACCACCTTCATATTCATTTAAGTCTGATAATTGTACTAAACAAGTAATATCTGACATATCATGGTGTATTGACAAATGTCCCTGAGTGTTAGGTGTGTATCTAGCTAAAAAGTTTTCCGATGATAACGAATCCCAACCCTTTCCTTCTAAAGACCACATATGAATTGATAATGGCATTACAAATTCTTTGAGAACTTCCATATAAATATCATGCATTCCAATGGTTTGTAGTACCATATCAGTCGTTGGGTAATTCTCGTGTCTATTTACAGTCCACGCATTGGAATGTTCAGCTTCTTCTCTAATCATTCTACAAAACTCATCAGTAAATAACGGAAATGAGAATGTATTTATAAATGGTTCGTCAACTATCAAATCCCATTCTTTAGTCCTTGCGGAATATGTAATAAATCTATTTACCCATTCAACTTTATCATCGTGGTATGAGTATAATTCAGGATGTAATCTATTAGTATCTTGTATTAGGTCAATCCATTGATTAAATCGATTATCCCAATTTTCGTTTCGTGCGAAATTGTATGCAGTCTCAAGATTTGCGTTAGCTAATGATTTGTCGTTATATATTTCTAAGAATTTATTAAAAATATCATCTTGTAACATATTAACATCACTTGGAGTAGAAATCAAACCAGCCTTACCCATCAAAAGATTTACTAAGTTTCCGGTGTCGGTAGATATAATCTTAACCTTACCCATCATCATCTCTAATGCTGTGATACAGTAAGTTTCATCATATTGAGATGGGTAAATCCAATACTCAGATGATTTTATTTGTGTATACAATTCATTTGGGGGTAAATTACCTATAAAATGGATACTATCATATTCTACTATATATTTTTGATACCACTCAAGTGCATATGGTGGTGTAGCTACCCACAAACTTGCATCAGGAATTTCTTTTAAAATTGTTGGCCATAACTTTAGTAAATTTTCAAGACCGCGGTCTGCTGCAGATGTATATATGAATTTATTTTTATATTTGGGAATATCAATACCTTCCCAATCGGATGGGTCTATTGCATTAGATAACACTTCAATTCTACCATTCATATCAGGCCATAACTTTTCTAATTTACCCTTTTGATAATCGGATACGGCTATAAATTTAGTAATTCGGTTATCCTTTAAGTAATCCATACCATTGTTTGGTAATGAATCTCCCTTGTAGTATGGATAAAAATCAAAATTATGTAACCAAAAGTAGGACTTATTAAATGTTATATTTAGGTCATCTAATAATCTAAGATAGTGAATGTAATTTGTAGCTATTACTATATCAAAGTGTTGAGATGGGTATAAGTCATTATAGTTACAATAGAAAACACCATCCGATGTTGAGGTCTCTACCATTCCTGATACAACTACGGAATGACCATTTTTAGCAAATTGTTCTGATAATTTTATTACAGCATATTCAGAACCACCTATTCCATTATCTAACCAATATTGTTTATTAATTAAATCTTTTTGATATCCAATTGTAAATAGTATTTTCATATTATTTTATAATGTAATTTAAAACTTCCTCTTTCTCGTAAAAACGAGTTCGGTCCATTTCATTAGTTAATTGATAACATTTATTTAATTCATAATCCCACGACCAATCGTAACAACCCAACTCTTCTATACGTTTATGTATAAATGGGTCATAATAATCTCTGATTAAACGAGCTCGTCTATTTATATCTATCGAGTTGTTATCAACCGTTGAATTATGATTATTATATTGTACGTACAACATACGTTTTAAGTGAATCATTCGGGTTTCTAAAAATGTTTTTACAATCAGTTCGTAATCGTCTGCTACTGATATGTTTCTACTATGTCCCCTTACTTTGTGGTATGTATCACGATGCCATACCCTACAATGGTTTGGCATTCCAATATTAAATCGTATGGTTTTTGGGTTTATATCAGGATAGTGATGTGTTAACCAAGTTTTTCCATCAAATTCTTCCCATGTATGACCTGCGTAACCCCAATCAAATCTATTTTCAGGATGTGCATACCAATCATCAC